TCAAAAGCGTACACTCTGCCAAATACCTTGCTGCTGAGTACGCTCTTTAGTGTGTCGGGACTAAGCTGCCCCATGTCCGACCTACCTTTGTCTCCGACACTATCGGCACTCGAAACTGAAAATCCTCCATCGTTCTTCTTATCACCAAGCATACCTCTTCAGTCCTTTCTGTTTTGCATTCAAATAGAATTTCATCATGAACCTGACAAATCATACGGCAGCTCGAAGGCAGTACCTCAGACAGTCTCTGCATCGATACCCGTATGATTTCTGCCACTCCCCCTTGGATCACATTGTTCATCGCAGTATATGCCTTATCTTTGAGCCCTACATTCTTAGGGTATCTGCGCATACGCCCCGACCACAGACGAATGTAACCTGCCATTTCTGCCTGTGCGGAAAGCGCATAGTTCAACTTCTTGACTCCAGGCATTAAAAGGTTATGCTGTCGCAGCACGTCTCTCGCAGCCGGGTCCGATATTTTAAGCATGTAGGCCACACGTGCAGGTCCGGCTCCGTAGCACATACCAAAGTTCAGGGTCTTGGCAGCGTTACGCTCAATGCCTAGCTCGTCTGCTACCATCTGGTGAATGTCAAGCCCCTCCTCACAGTAAGCTTTCATCAGGAAAGGGTCTTCGGAATAGTGCGCCATAAGCCGAAGCTCCGCCTGCGAGAGGTCGGCAGAGATTAGCTTATACCCTCGTGAGGCTTCTACGAAGTTACGGGCTCTGTGCCACTCTGCTGACTTACGGGGGAGCTGCTGCAGGTTAGGCTCCGCACAGGACATTCGCCCGGTAACGGTACCGTGAATCTTGAAGTTTGCATGTACCCTGCCGTTACGATCGGCACGCGAGAGAAAAGCCTGATAGAAACTGCTGACAGCCTTGGATAGCCCTCGGTATTCGAGCAGCAGATCTACATTAGGGTCGTTCAGCTCCAGAAGCTTATCCTTTGCGCTGGAAGACACCCCGAGCCACTGGCACACCTGCTTAGGAGAACCGGGATTGAAACCGGGCCACGTTAGCCCCTCTATCTGCAGTCGCAGCTTCTCTACCCTCTCTTCACACTGGGCAGTCTCCTCTTCGCACTTGCGACGGTTTACCTTAATGCCTGTGTACTCAATATCCTCTATCACGCGCGCATAGTCACACATTTCACCTGCCAGCGAGGTAAGAGCGTCTTGCCGGAGTTTGTGTAGGACTTTCTGATAGAGCAGACAGGTAAGCCTTGCATCCTGCTCTGCATAGCTTCCTGTGACAGCGGGGTCTACCTTCCACATAAGAGACTTATCAGGCTTACCTCTCCCGCTCTCTGGCAGCTCCATTAGATGTGCGTTCAGGGTATCCTCGAATACTTTTGCGTCGGAATCTACCTCGGCTCCAAACTCCTTGAGGCCATAGCTGAACCTGTTTTCGTCTGCTAGATGCCAGAGGAGCATAGCGTCAATCACTATGCAGCCGCTCAGGTCAAGTCCCTGCTTACGCAAAAACTGGCAGTCAAATTTACTGTTCCAGCCGATGAAAGTTCCTTCGGCAAAGATAGGCTGAAGGTCCTTTTTCCAGTCGTATCGGGACATTTGCTCCCGTGCTATCGGATGCCCAAAAGGACAGTAGTAGAGGCTACTCTGACCGTTCGAGAAAGATACTCCGAGTAGACTGTCTCCACCGTAGGGATTTAGCCCTGTGGTTTCGATATCGAAGGCAAGAAGCCTACCTTCCTGTTCTAGCCTGAAAAAAGCCTCATGAAAGGCTTCTCGTGTGCTCACGAGCATCTTTATCCTTCTTTCAAGAAAGCAGAAACATCCGCCCAACGAGTAGAAAGCTCAACAAGCTCCTGTCGCTCCGCTGTCTGTCGTGCGAGATCCTTATTCCATGTATCGATATCAAGGTATCCTTGAATTGCGTCCGAGATTAATTCGTCCATCTGAAGAGGAGAGAGAGCATCAAGCTCCCACGACTGATCGCCAAACCTGCCTATATAGTCGGCGCAGCGAGAGTCCGTCAGCTTTGCAGGATTTGGTGGGGGGTTATATGTACGGATCTGATCCATGTTCAGAGCTATTCGGTCCACTACCAGATTATAGGTACGCAGATCCTCTTGCTGATTCTTGATTTCGTGTATGTCGTCTTCGTCTGCCGGATAGTGGGTACCTGAAGTCATAAACAAACTCAAGCGTTCTTCAATATCCCTGCTCATATCTATCCCGCTAGGGTCGTGGTCCCCCAGGTGAATGATTATTGCTTGATTGTGGTCGTCAAGCTTGTCTGCTAGCCGGATTCCCGCAGCCCTCATTTCGCTCTGTGACACGTACCCCCGGCAAGAAAAGTAGGGAACATCCCACCGATTAGCTACCTGTGCAACTACTCCCGCGAGAGCCTCTTTCTCTACCCATACCTCTACATAATTCTCTTGGTTGTTCCAGAGATCCAGAAAATAGCTTGGAGCTATTGCATTAATAATGTCTGCAGGATCACTAAAGTGGTCTCGTGCCTGCAGATTACGAGTGCGGTCTGTTATACTGCTCCAGTCTATGAGCCCTGCAAGCCGAGCGTCGTTGATAATCGAACCTAGCCTGTCATACTCGGTATCTTTGTTGGGAATAATGCCTCGGGCTACAAACTGGTAGTAGAGCTGCCGTAAGGTTAAGTCGTATCCCTGACGAGCGTACTCGACGCATATCTCCTCTGCCATAGAGATGATAGAAGCGCTAAAGGCTCCGAACTTCTTTTTGATATACGCTACTTTGCTCATTTGAGTATCCTGTCCTTTTTCTCGTCATCAATCCACTCATTGATTAGCTTCGCTACTTCGTACCTGTCCGTAGGTCTTATGTCGTCACTCCACGTTCCTATCAAAACACCGGTGCGCTTACCCGTAAGCTCCAGAAACATATCATCAAAGTCGTTTAATCCTCGCATATGCAGCTCTACAAGCTGTGAGAGCCGCCCGAACTCTATCTTCTCAGACCTATCCAGATGGCCACTTGAGTTCAACGCCCTCAGTCGCTGTTTGGCTTTGACTACATCAACAGACATTACAATACGAGGATCTATCCGGGCAATATCGAAGCTTAGGGCAAAAGGATGCTTTGTCTGTCCTGGCTGTGGCGCGTGCTGGTTTGCTTCTTCAAAAATGTCCGGCTCTTCGAACCATGAGGAATCCCAGGTATCTCGTATGTTGTAGCTACGCTCTCGGTAGTCCTGTCTGTGATAACCTCTACCGTAGTCTCTCCAGCGATTAACTGCCGAAATTGCTTTCTGTGCGTTGGCTCCATGCTTAAAATACCAACGAGTAGCCTTGACGCTGTACTTTCCGCCGAGAGAAAGCAGCTCTGATATTAAATCCTTGTCTTCCTGTTTGAGCGCATAGTCAGGGAGTTCTGAATACTGAGTTACCCATACAAAAGTGTCCTCCCAACGGGGAGGATTAAAGTCCAGCTCAATCTCGATTGTGTCGTCTTTTTCCATTAGGGTGCTCTAAAATTACCGTCCCTCCCGGAAAGGACTGACTCAATACGGGAGGGACGGGGCTTTACTGCATTTTTAAGATAGGCTATTTCGCGTTGTACACCACGCCTAGGGCTACCCGCAGCAAAGAAGGTTAAATTTGTTCAGGCTCTTGTTCATCCCAATAACGTTTGTTTTGCTTTGCTGTCTCCAGCTCCGCCTCGCAGCAATAAGACACGAGGAGGGTGCGGGAGATGTTGAAACCTCCCGCACCGTAGCCTATAGAATCTGTCTGGATTTTTTCACCACAAGCCTTGTGGCACCCACTACAGTAAGATTCCATCTGCCCTACCCCGCGAGATCACTGACCTCAAAAGTCTCCTCAGTAGGAGATAGCACCTTCTTGATGCCCGGCCTGGCCTCCCCCTCGTAGGTCTGCTGTTCGATCACCAACCGGCAAACGTTGCCTACGAGCTTGGCAATATCCAGCTTCACCTGCCCCACACCGACTGCTCCGCACGCCTTAGCGGTCTCTGTGACCTTCCACATAGCATCCCTTGTCAGTACGGTGTTAACATAAAACACCCGTTTGTCTTGCAGTGTCCTGAACCTCCACACGACCATCTTATTCCCGCTGGACTTCGCAACCGTCTTTTCAACGCTCTCCAGTCTGGCATGATAGGTACCGGAAGGATACGGGAGAGCTCCCCCCGCATCAAAGTCAATCTCAACTTCGATTGCCTCTCCGCCGTCGTCTGCATAACCCGAGCTGCTGCCCTCTGCTGTTGAAGCAGCCAGCACCAACTCCTTCTCTTCCACGCCTAGTTCATCCGCAAGGTTCGTCTTTTTCTTGAATGCCATTTACGTACTAACCCTTTCCTGTGAGCAGGCCCCATACCTTAGACATGGTGGGGTCTACTATGAGTTTGCCAAGTTTGCCGCCCGGAGAACGGTCTTTTGCTATGGTCTCGTTCGTTGGAGTACAGAGCATAAGTCGCGTACTCTCCACGTCCCCCGACTCGCCCGGTTTGATGTAAAGTCGAGCTACTATGTCCACATACCCGATGACGGACTGACGCAACTTCGGCATAAGCGCCGGGTACCTTTGGAATGCCTTGTTCGGATCTCCTGAGGTATCGGCCTCACCACTGACCAAGATGACGTGTGCCGGGAGATCCCGCAGCTTGCGAAGACGTTCTCGCACACTATCTGTCGTCTTGCCAAATACCCTCATCTGAGCCTTGTCTGCCTTGGTAAGATCCGGCAGCCCCTCTTCCGTCTTCGGCAGCATAACTCTCTGCCACAGGTCTATGAGATGCTCCTGCATATCGGAAATCGAGTCGAACACCACGGTCTTAAATCCGTGGTCAGTTGTTGAGAGCCACTCGAGCAGCCTGTCCAGCTCTCCGAGCCCTTCAAACTCCGTTACCTGAATGTTAGCAGGATCGATAAATCCTTCCAGGCTCTCGGAGATTGCGAGAGTACCTCCTTCCAGGCTAATAAATAGTACTGGACTCATTTCAGGCTCCAGAGACGCAGAGGCAGCCAAGGTAGTCTTGCCGACTCCAGGAGGTCCGTAGACCACCATTTTGAGCTTAGGTACGTTGGATGGCGCTACAAATGTGGGGCTCCACCTGTTACGATCCTTAGGCCGCAGAGAAGCTGCCGCCTTCACAGGAGCTGCTTCCGGAGTATCTGCAGGATTAAGTCCCTCCCTCCGTTCTATCTCCCCTGCCCAAGCTGCCGCTGCCGCCGCCTCCGCCTTTGCCTCGCTAGTTCTGCGCATCTGCTTCTACCTCCGCGTCGTCTTGTGGCTTGTCGCGGGGGACATAGGCCCCTGCATCGATCAAGTTCTGAGGATCTCTGCCGCGTACAGTTTCAAGACACAAGTCTCGGAACTGGCAGGATTTGCAGAGGAATGGAGAGTCACACATGTAGATTCGTTTGCGCTTCGCCATAAGCTCGATAGAGCAGTCATACAGTGAAGCTCTATCCTCTACCAATCTCTCAGCAGGTCTTGAGATAACCTGCTCGGTCCAGAAGCGTCGGGGAGCGAGTTTCTCCCGCATATCTGCGTAATGCTCGGGATCATACCCGTTTGCTACGACAGCAGCCTTGTAAGTCTCCCAGTCTGTAGTTATTGCCGATCGAGAGATTCCGCCTGTCTTGTTGACATTTGGAATTGCCGGGAGTCTGTTGAGAATCTGCAGATAGAGCAGCTTGGGATTTTCGATACCGCGATGCTGCATGTACATCAGGTACATAGCAAGCTGAGACGACAGCTCAACAGATTCCGGGGTTCGGAACTGTCCGACGAATTTTGCTTCTAGCCCCCATACGCTATTCGGGCTGAAGGGAACAGCTATGAACGCGTCTATTCGCCCGTTCCACGTAACATCCGGCATGGAGTTACGCGAACCGTCGCGTATCGGCATGGTCCAGGCAGCCTCGGAGTCGATCAGTTTTCGACCGCTTTGACGGTAGGAGCTTTCATGGTCCCACTTTTTCACGCAGCCCGCTACGAGATCAATCTCGGCTTCCGCCTCTGCGAGAAGAGATGCTGAGTCCAGGTCTTCCTCTCCGATGCTGAGCGCCACCGTACGAGACAGCTCCGCAGCAGACTTTGCGACAGCAGCCCGTACGTTGTCGCCTGCCAGCGCAGCCGCTATTCCTGCGTGCGCCATGGTTCCTTGTGCCAGTTTAGTGTGAGTTACTGAGGGTTCTACTCGCATGAAATACTGCCAATACCATTTTTGTTTACACTGTTTCCAGACCGCAATCTCTGACGCAGAGATGGTCGGAATGTGCTCGTGTTTGATGTACATGGTCGGTCCTTTCTAAAAGCTCTTGTCCGGTTCTACGTGCTCGGAACCAGACAAGATATTGTTTGAGACGCCCTTGGTTTTTGGTACGACGGGCAACAGAATGCCGTGCTCTCGCAACTCGTGTACCTCTCGCAGCAGCTTACAGGGCTTTAATCTACGCTGTGCGTGCATCAGCCGCATACGGTAGGAGGAAACTTTACGTATACGTGCATCATTTTGCATCTTACTCCTTCCTCTGCATCTTTGTCAAGCTTGTTTCAACAGATGTTTATGCACTGCTGCGAGAGCCTCGCGTTTGCCGGACTGCAGAGCTATAACGTGCTCCTCTACAGAGTCAATAGATTGTAGGGAATAGACGGTAACGGGGTGAACCTGCCCTATCCTGTGCATTCGAGCTATCGCCTGCTCCCTATCTGTTGAATTCCATGGTTCGTCCAGAAATACGCACGTATGCGCCTCTGTGAGGGTGAGAGCAACTCCTCCAACAGCTCTTGACATATACAGGGGCCTCATCAAAGGGTCCTGCTTCCAGTTAACAAGACATGCTAGCCTCTGGCTCTCGGAGAGACCTCCGTGATACAGCCAACCCGGACTCTCTTTGTGTGCCAGTTTTAACGCATCTACGAATTCAGAAAACACGATGACGCGTGAGCCTGCTTCTTCCAAGAGCCCCTGCAGAACAGGCAGCTTGTTTCCTGTGACAGTTGCCCCTAGAATCCGTGCATCTATCGCTATTTGACGTGCTCTCATATAGGCTACTGCCGCGTTCGAAATGAACCAGTTCTTGCCACTCAACTCTAGGATGATTTCTTTGAGCGCCTGAGTGTGATGACGTTCCTGAGCAGGTGTCATAGGAATTCTCAGAGTAACCTCTGTGACGGCAGGCAGCTCAATTCCTACCTGATCTTTCGTACGCCTCAGCACGTAGCGAGAAAGCATCCCCGCAAAGCGCACAGGGTCCTTCGCAGGGGGGAGTATTTTCTTGTGTGCTCCTCCGAAAGGTGACCACTCGTACGAGCACCAGATATCTACATATCTCCAATAAGAACTAAAATCCTTCGGGTAGCAGATACTCAGCAGACTCCAGTAATCAGCCGCGTGATTTACTGCAGGGGTTCCTGTGAGCAGCCACACAATTTTATAGCCTTCGGCAAGCCGCTTAATGTGCCTGGTCCGAGCCGCCTGCCGGTTCTTGACATAGTGGGCCTCGTCTACTATCAGGATTCCCCCCTTAGCAGGTTCCTGCCCGAGTCTGCTAAAGGGTGTTACGGTAACCGTACAGAAGTCCGGTTTTCCTCCCACTTTGTCTACGTGCTCTTTCCAAACCGAGATAGCTGCAACCGGGCATATAACGGTCACTTGGGAAACCTTCGCTTCGAACGCAGCCGTCAAAGCTGTTACGGTTTTACCAAGCCCCATTTCGTCCGCCAGAATGCAGCTGCCTGCTAGCAGACGTGTAACGCCTGCTAGCTGGTAGTTGCGTAGTTTCATGCCTAATTTTTCTCCCTTATGATACGAAGGAATTCTGCTTCCTGTGCCGCCCTTGCTGCCGAACGTGCCGCCGCCCCTGCTGCCGACCCTGCTGCCGCCCGTGCTGCCGCCCGTGCTGCCGACTCTGCTGCCGACTCTGCTGCCGACTCTGCTGCCGAC